ACAGTGTCGTCACCGACGAACCACCCAATATCAAGGTTCGTGAGAAGATCGTTCCGCTGCCCGTATTCGAATTTCGTCCGCTCGACAAAGTTCTAGTTGACCCCCAGTTAAACGTCTCAGATATTCGCAAAGCCGCGTGGGTCATAGACGTTCGCTACATGGACTTCTACCAAATGAAGGAACTGCGCGATGCCGTCGTACAGGCATTGGCTGATGGCGAAAAGGGTGAAGCAATAAAAGGCTGGCGCTTTCCGGGGGAGGAAGACCTAAAGAAATTCTGGGCCACAGGAAAAGAACAGGCCCAACTACTGGAGACGGAACAAGCCTCTTACATCGAAGGTGTCGTTCACCACGCGGAGAAGGTCAACATCAGAGTAAGCCCTGACCCGCTGCGCCGCAAGCTTGAGATCATGGAGTATTGGGACAAAGATCGAAAGATCATGGTTCTCAATCAAAAGACCGTCATCTTTACAGGCAAGAACGAGTTCAAACAGGTACCGTTTCTTTCCGCCAACTGGTGGAACCGACCAAAGGCATTCTATGGCATGGGTCTCGGGCTGATCGTTGGGCAAAACCAACGTGTCGACCAAGGCACCATCAATGCCATTCTGAAAATCCTTTCGTTCGGCGTCAACCCGTTGTACCTACGCGACCGTGATGACAACGCCCCGACACAAATGATTCGGTCGGGCATTGGAAAAATTCTCACCGTCAAGGACACCGAAAAAGCATATCGTCTGATGGAAACTCCGAAAGTACCGTCAGATGTTTGGAGTGCACTCAAGGAATCGGAGCAGGCTACAGAGTCCTCGTCTGGTGCAGATCAGCAGTTAGTGCAGGGGTCTACCGCAGGTCCGCGTTCCTCAATGGGGCGAACGGCTGGCGGTGCAAACATTCTCGCGGGTGCGAGCGCAACACGTCTCGATGGCCCGCTGGACAACTTCATCGAACAGGTGTTCAAACCGTTCCTCAGCATCCTCGACATGTTGATCTTCAACATAATGTCGGACAAAGCCATACTTGCCGTTCTTGGAAAAGAGCGGGGGGAAGCGTATGCGAAGCACATTGACATGCAAGAGTTCCACGATGCTCAAATCGAGTACGAGGTTCTTGCAGGTTCTAGCTTGGCAGCTAAGCGTACGATGGCCCAGTCAATGGTCATGTTGACTCAGATTCTGGACAACCCACAGATACAAGAAAGTCTGGCGGACATCAACGAAGAGTACATTGACTTCAAGCCAATTATCAACATGTGGATGGAAGCGTCCGAATGGAAGAACGGACAGGACATCATCAAGCCTCTGACCGACGCCATGAAGAAAAAGCGTGCCGCCAGTTCGAAGGCCGCACAGATGCAGATGCAGACACAGGCTAAGGCACAAGGCGACCAACAGAAGTTCCAACAAAAACAACAATTAGCCGACCAAGAATCGGACAACCGAATCAAACGCGACATCATACGTGAGTCCGCAAGGGCAAACGGTATGAGCGAAGCGGTTGAAGGCACGCCTAGCCCTCAGGGGCTTGAAGGTCAACAGCCTACGGTTGAGTAATATGAGCGGGGCAGACACTTAACCTATTGTGCACTGCCCCCAAAATTTCGGAGGAGACATGCTCGATCCAGTGAAGTCACTTGAGATGGCAAACGTCATGGAGATGGACATCAAACTTGACGCCCGTCAAAAGCAAATACTTTCTGCATACATACAGCAGGAAGGTTGGGACATCATGCAGCTGTTGATGGTCCAAGTTGTGAAGGACTTCAACACGGCGCTCATGAATACGCCCGTCGACCAGCCCGAGTCCGTAGTTGCACTGCATTGTGTTGCAAAGGCCGCGGCCCAATTTTACACAGGGCTGATACAGAGGATTGTCGAAGAGTTCGATCTTGCACACTATAACGCTTCGAAACTCGGCACACCCGAGAATCCGGAAATGCCGAACGTTTCACCAGAGTTTCAATAATCTAGGAGGAGATTATGCCAATGAACAGTTCAGTTCGTAACCGTCTTAGTCGAATGGAGCCGGAAGTGATCGCGCCCACAGCTGCGCCCGTCGCACCCGGCGATAACACACTTGACGATCCGAGTGACCCGCGCATCACGTCCGCGGTTGCTCCCATAGTTGCGCATAGCGAGCCCATAGTTGCGCATAGCGATCAGGTAGTTGCGCCTACGGATGCATTGCCAGAGCTTCGATACGAGTACCAGCCGACAGATATTGCCGGTGCGAAGTTGGGTGGAAAACAAGTCATCGTCTATCATACGCCGGACGAGTTGGCGCAAAAACTCACAGCTCAAAATGTCGAACTCGTGCGCAAGTTGCGCGAGGTCACCCGCAAACAAACGCTGGGGATCGTGGACGATACGCCACTGCCCGACGACGCACAGCGCTTTGAGTCATTTGTTGAGTTTAAGCCGCGCGAGTTGTCCACCGAAGAGCGGTTCAATCTTTCGCAAGACTTGAACGATCCGTCGAAGTCGCTAGAAGCGATTGACACGATGTTCGAAGCCAGCGTCGGCATGAAGCCTGACGTACTGCGTCAAACACTGAACAACCAACAGTTGCTCATGTTGCAGTTGACGGCAAAGTCGAACTACGACATTTTCGAGAAACAGACACCGGAGTTTTATCCGTGTGCTGAAAACAAACAAGTACTGACAGCATGGATGTTCAAGAAGAAGCTAAATCCTACTGTCGCGATGTTCAACTTAGCTTTTTCAACGCTGAAGGGAGCCGGATTGCTCCTCGACAGCCCTATCGTGCGTGAGGTAACTCCCGCGCCCGTGCCGTCTGTACCCACAGTGGGTCCGACTGCACCCGCGCCGAGTACGGAACCAAAAGTATCGCCGGTTCCAGTTGCAACCGAGAGTCGGATTACTCCCGTCGAGCAGCCGCAAACAAAGCGCCAAGTAAGAGTCCCGTCCGGTCTGAATAGCAGCAATGCTTCAGACTCCACAACAAGTGGTGTGACAACTGACATTACTTTGGATGATATTGATAACATGCCTTCCGAAGAGTATAAGAAAAAACTTAGAAACCCGGCTTTTGCAAAGTTGGTGAACGACCTGCAACGTGCAGCGGACGCCAGAAAGCGTGCACCAGTATCAGCTTAACCTGAAGGATAGATTATGTCTTTCTCTCCTGCTGGAAACCAGCAATCCAACCTGCCTCAATCCACGGTGAAGTATTATGATAAACGGTTCCGTGAGAACCTGAAGGCGCAAACCCCGTTCGTCGCATGCGCAGAGCGCCTTGACCTGCCCATGAAGAGCGGTAACCAGTATATCTAAAACATTTTGTACTGGTTGTAAAAATAAATCTTGCTAAATCGGTGGACCCCTGCTATAGTAAATAGTAGACAATACCGAGGAAAGACCCCATGCCTACATAATATCCGAAAGGAGGCAAAATGTCAGATAAAGCGAAGTATGGCTACCTCGCAGGCATTCTAGATGGTGAAGGTTGCATCACAATCGGTGCTGGTCAAAAAGAGACCTGCATAAATTACAACTCAATCGTGATGGTACAAAGCACGAGTAAGAAGTTGATTGATTGGCTGCAAAGTAATTTTGGCGGAAGCGTATACCTGTCAAAGAAAGCGACAGCGAAAACGAAAGAAGCCTACATGTGGCGAGTGCTAAAGAAGAAGGATATAGAGATTCTTCTATTAGCAACGCTCCCTTACCTAGTTGTGAAACGGGAACAAGCAAAAATCTTGCTGAATTTCGTTAGACTCGCTCCTGAAGCGAACAACGAATTGCGTCGAGTTTATTGGCAACAGTTAAGAATTTTGAATTCTCGTGGGGTATCCCTAACGACTAATACGCAAGAGACTCCGCAGGGAGTCATGATAGAGTCTGAACTGCATGGTGACATGCAGAGCGACCTGATGGTGACATCAGGGACTTTCGAGTCTTAAACCCAAAACACATTAGAAATGTTCATGTACGTGCCGCTGGCTGCTAACACCAACCAGACGACCGAAGGAACTGTGGGCCCGTCCCTGTCCGTCAACGTCCTGAATACGACTGCCACTATCGGCGAGTACGCTGACTACGCGAACTTTTCGTCCCTGTCTCTCGCAACCGCGATTGACCAGACCGTCGAGAACGTTGCGAAAGAAATGTCGTATCGTCTTGGCGAGTCTCTGAGCGCATTGGTTCGCGCAACTGCTGACGGTGCATCCAGCATCGATGCCAGCGTGTTGGTGGAACTGGCTGCGACAACCACGGCGAGCTTCACCGCTCTGTCGCTGTCTCAGATTCGTAACAGCGTCCAGTCTATGGCTGGCCGTTCGATCCGTCCGTTCGACGAGGCTTCCAAGTCCTTTGTCGGCGTCATCCATCCGTTCGCCCTTGGCGACGTGACGGCTGACAACAGCAACGATTCGCCTATCGACATCCTGAAGCACACCCCTGTGGGTCTCGCCCGCATGGAAGAGCTGGTCAGCGTCGATCTGACGGAAGTCATTGAAATCCCGACCACGGGCGTTCATTTCTTCCAGTCTCCGTTGGTCACCAAGACCATCAACTACAGTGGCGTGACTGGCCTGACGGCCCTTCGCACCTACATCTTCGGTAAGGACGGTATCTTCGCCATTAACCTTGGAGCGCAGGGCGACACCACTTACGGAGACGGCGAGTGGCGCAACATCAAGTGCAACATCGTGCAGAACGCTGAGCCGACGGTTGCAGACCCTGAAGGGTTGATCCCCGGATATACTGAGTCTGTCCGGGTTACATCTGGTAAAGCGATGGCTGCTGTAGCCGGTCGCTAGTTGGGACATCCTATCGAGTTCATTTTACGACCTCGCTAGGACCAGATACCACGATTAACATACTGGTCGTGGGTAAATTCTCTCTGATTGTCTTGAACGCTGAGAAGCCAACAAGGGGCAAGCGAAAGCAGCCTGAACGACTAAGTGAGAGAACGCTTGTTACAAGCGATGCGATAGTCTGAACATACGGGAATTGAACCGTATGAGGTAGGCAGAAATGACCTATCCCGCCGAAAGGTGAGTAACAACATTGCAGAATGCGTCAGATCGACGCAGCGTCGGCAATCAGCTAATCACTGGTTGCACAAGTCCGTGGGCGGGTGCCTTAATCACCCGCCTTTGGCATCCCTATTAAGGAGGGAACATGAAAGCACTTCCAGAAGAAGTGAAAAGTAAAGTTTTAGAGTTGTTGCGTCTACGGAGAAGCCAACAGGAAATATCGAACCGAACAGGTGTTTGTATTGATACGATACAGGATTGGGCTGCCGGATGGCGAAAAGACGGTACGCTTGTGGAATATATACAAGCGGGCTCGGCATTCACTGCACGAGCACAGAAGATGTCTAACGGCTATTACAAGATTATCAGAAAACGATATAATGGAATGCGTTGGACGGACAAAGTAGCAGGACGAGAATTTGGTTTTTCTAATCCGACAGAAGTGATTCATTACTATCTGGACGATTCTGGAAATCCACGAACTTGTACTTATTGTGGTCGATTACCTGAAAAAGGAAAAGTTTGGGGGTTGGATCGAATTGATTCATCTCTTGGACATGTAAAAGGTAACCTCGTGCCTTGTTGCAGTTCACATCCTGAGAGTTCGATGTTGTCATGCCAAGCTAGCAAGTCAAAGTTTTCATTACGGGCTTGGATGGAAATGGCTATGACTAGGAACTTCGGGCACCAGATTCCGTCTCTGCTTGTGGACATGAGAATCACAGAAGTGTTGACGAGGGCTAAGGCCCTCGCAGAAGGGAAATAATCTATGTCCGGAAATCCGAATCCACAGCACAATCCGACTGATGGCCTGAACGTAGCGGCTTACGTCCAAGTGACCGGCACTAACATCACCAACCCCGCCAATGGCGGACTGACCGTCGCTACCGAAGCAACGCCTAATGACACTCGTGGTCTGAACGGCGAAGGCTACGGCGCGGTCGCATCGACCAATCACCCTGTCGCACAATATGCTCTGACACTGAGTTTGTCGGGCGCGACTTACGGCGGAACCGTTTACGCTGACACTTGCCAATTGACCACTGTCCTGAAGGACGTGGCTAACACGACCTATACTCCGGTTGGCTCGCCTGTCTACAAGTCGTACAACGACCCCGCAGCGGGCGCTCCCGCATGGTACCGACCGTCGGCATTCGCTGGCTATAACGGCAGCGTAGCATCGGTCAGTTCCACAGGCCTCATCACTGGTCTGGCTCTCGGCCAAGCGGTTATCGAAGTGCAGTTCCTGACTTTCGATTTCGCAAGTGCTGCGGCAGACCCGGAGCCCTCGCAGGCATCTGGCGATCCTGTGCAGATGATTTATGCACAGATTGTTGTCACGGTTGTAGCGTAACCCGAGTACAGGGGCGGTTATTTACCGCCCCACTCTGAAAGGAAAAACATATGTCAGATAATCCTACTACAGGGCTCGGCGTTGCAGCCGCAGTCGTATTGACAGGCACTGGCGTCCACCTCATTTCTCCCACAGTCGCGGGCACGCGCGGCAAATCCACACTGCTTGTCACCGTGACAGGTGGCACAAGTATAGGCTAAGAAACAGAGGGCAGGCGACCTGCAAGCAGAGTATCGCGCATCCTGCCCCTAATCTTTCGGAGGGAGATATGCTGAGTAAATGGGAAAGTCGATGGGCGTTTGTTCGTACCGTCGCAGCGGTCATCTCCGTCGTAATTCAGGTAACGGGCATCTTGTTGCTCGTGCATTACAACCATATTTTGTTGCTACACAAATAGTCAGAGGAGGCTATATGAACAAAGAGGAGGAGTTCCAACAGGCATTCGAACAAACTGTCCGTCAGGACATGCGATTCTACGACAAAGGCCAGATTGATTGGTTGAAGTTGTCTAAGACCGACGCACCATGTCATGTCATTCAGTTAGGCGTCATTGACAACACCAAGTACGTATCCCTTGAGGAGTATTGCGACTGGTTTAACACACAACCCACAGACGTAATTACGGTCGTTGCTGAGCGATTGGGACACATGTGCGCTTCGACGTATAATGCGCTGGTCGGGAATGCCATGCGTAAGTACGGTGTTGGTGTACACATAGTTGATCTCTTTGAGAATAACATCAAGGCCCACGTTTTGTACTATGACACGCCAAGTGTTGCCGACCCAGAATGCATAGCGTCGGGTTGGGCGGCTTACAGATTCAAGTTTGCAGCGGCGAGCGCCGTACGGTAAATAGTCAGAGGAGGCTATATGGAGGACAAGGATTTGGTCATCGCAGGGCTCATTGAGTCCAACGACATCCTGCAGCATGAGGTCACGAAGGTTCGTAATTCGAACCGAATTTTGAGAACGGTTGTTCGCGCTTTGCGAACAGCCAACGAAAGCCTGAGGCGCACGGTCGAGGTCGCTCAGCAGAACGACGAGATGTTCAAAGATTTATGTGAAGGGAAATTTGATGCCACGGTCAGTGGCGATGCAACACCGGGTGGATTACCCAAAGCATCGCACGAGGTGGAAGCGCTGGGTTAACACAGCGACGAAGCGTCGGAAGTGACTGCGGCTGATCCCCGCACGAGCGACCGATATACAGCATCATGATGTGCAATGACTCCCTCGGCGGAAGCGGTCCTTCGCCCTCGGCCAGCGGAGTCAGTGGAAACCGGAGGAGTCATGAGCACAGGGTTTGTGAGCAATCAGGATTATTTTGAACGGTGGGAAAATTCAGCACCCACACCCGTCCCAACGATAGCACAGCCGGTGCGGTCGAAAAAGACGTGGAACGAGTCGTTGGATGGTGAAAATGTCACCTCTGAACTTCAGGCCGAGATTGACGACTACGCAACGCGTGTCCATGACAGCACGAGCAATTTGAACAAAGAGGAGTTGGCACGCTGGCAGGAACAAAACGCAGCGCTTGCCAAAGAATATCAATGGGTCGAGCCGGGCGAGTACGCGGATGCGGGCGCAAGAGTCGGAACCATAATGCACTCTTCGGAGTTCATTGGCAAGCTGCGCAAAGCAGGCGTCAAGTGTTGGTATAAACCCCATCCAATGCCGAGGATGGTGACACTGATCATTCAGCGCGATAGCCTGCCGTCTGAGGTAGGTTGCTGGGTGCAGTTGGGCTTTATGCCCGAGTTGAGTGTCATGTCGTTCGACGAGCACGGAGTACCACTTGCGGAGAAATACCGCGGCTGGAGAACGTGTCTCTTGCAGTTGATTTTGAAGTCCGCATTGACAGAAGCACAGGCGGACGAAGTTTTTGGTAAGCCGAAACAAACACCAGCCTTCAGTCGGTACAACGAAACGCTGTATCAGTTCCGACGCGCAGGTGGGAGAATATAGGAGGACTCATGCAGACTAGAAATCAGGTCTCATTCGGTGTGTTTGTAAACAAGCAAAAATTTTATGTAGATGTTTCCTTGTGTTTTTACACATGGTGTTGGACATTTACTTTTGAAACTAGCGCGAGTCGGGCATACAAAAACGCGGAAGTCACCCGTCAGCGTGCATTACAACATTTCTTTCCGCCGACTGATCCAAAATCATGTCAGTCGTACGTTGATTTTTTGTCGGGAGAAAGTCCCGTAGCTTTGAAAGAAAACTAAGGAGGAGTCATGAGTATCGAAGGAAACACTGCAGTAACCGCCATTACGACCACAGTGCCGGAAACGACGAACGAACAGATCAAGCGCATTCAACTTGAGAACGTTCTGTTGGAACAGCAGAACTTGCGAGAAGAGTTGGAAGCCAAGGCGGCTGAGCGCGAGCGTCGGAATCTCGACATCAGGAAATTGAAGATTGAACTCGAAAAGGAAGCACTGGCGTCCAAACAACTCCAGTACGACCGTGAGTCTCAGGGTAAGGCATTTGCACAGGCGGACGCGACTGACCTGTATCGTTGGACCATTTGCACCCATAAAAAGGGTGGAACGGCAAGCCAGCGCGACATGCGCGTCATCTCGACAGGTGGCAACGGTAACCAGTATTCGGTCATCAAGCACCAAATGATTAACGGCGACATCTGGGTACGCTGCCTTCGCTGCGCTAAGACGTGGGCACCTCCGGTCGAAAAGAACTTCTACTTCCGCGACGGCAAGAACGTCTCCGTGAAGGATGGAAAGTTCGACAAGGAAAAGTTCGAAGCGGCGCGAGTGGAATACCTTCGTGCGTGTAACTTCGAAACAAACAACTCGATGTCAGGCTCAGTCCAATGTCGCTTCTCTACGTTCGACGTAGCGTCGGGCAAGATGGTGGACGCTGCCGACATTTACCGGGAGCGAATTGCTTCGACTAACCTGAGGTAAATCTATCAACCGTTGCGGCGCGGGGCTTGGCTCTCAAGAGCAATGCCGCTTCATTTTCTATTTAGGAGACCTATGGGGAACAGTTCGATTCAAATTCGCGCACTTGTGGACGATGCACTTACATTCGCAGAGATTGCGCCAGTACTGCCCAACGGTGGGTACTCCGACCAGCCCGCGCTGTCGATCACAAATGACACCATGACGGCAATGTTAGCAGGCACACCCGACGGGGAACCGTTCAACTGGAAGTGGAACCGCATTCTGGTTCCGCCATTTTATATCAACAGTTACCAGCAAGACTATTTCATCCCCGGACTTCTGAACCTCGGCTGGCTTGAAAGCTGCACCGCGGTCTATCAGAACATCACCACATTCCCCAAGATCATCGTTCCCATCGAAGTCAAGCGAGACGTTTTGGAAGTCAGCACGCAAATGAGCACCAGCAGAGTTTGTAAAATAAGCTGGATGCAGAATGACACGATGCAGTGTGGCATGTGGGGGCAAAGTCAGATCGACGGCCTGACTGGGTGTCCGAACCCCGGTCCCGGCGTTGTCTATACGAGCCCATCCGGACTTACAACTACCCCGAGAAACCCCATCACCTGCATCACGGACGCCTTCGGCAATTTGTGGGTTGTCACGACATACGGGGTATGCGGATCGACTAACCCATTTCTCACAAACCTAAACCCTGTGTTCCCAACACTTGCCAACCAGACTATTGTGGCGACGACTGCCACTGACGGCACTGTCGTGTGGACCGCAATCAATCCCAAGGGGCAAGGCTTCCGTATCAACCCCGCGCCAGCACAGACGGGGCCAATGTGGAGAATTCTGCCAGTAGGACAGGCGCGCGTTCCTCTCTTTACGAAGATGTCGCAATATATCGACCCTGTGCCCGACGACTACTACTCGTATTTCAAGCAAGGGTTTTTCGCACAATGCTTCCGTCGTTCGCCTGATGCAAAGGTGCGAGCGAAGTTCAAAGATGAATGGGCGATATGGTTGAAGTCCTGCGATAATGCTGTCCGTCAGGGCTCCCGCGAGCAAGACGACTGGGGATTCTACCCGACAGCGGCGGGCGTCATGGATACAGGATACGGCATTAACCCCGTCAACCCAGCTTACCCGTTCGGGGGCTGGGGCTATTGATAATTACGTCGAACAGAGGGTTTCAGCAAGTGCCGAAAGCGACGAAAATGAATGCTCTGTCTGGAAAGGAACCCCATGAACAAGATTCGACAGTTTCTTAGCAAAACATTCTTATACGTTCTGCTCGCACCGTGGGCAATTCTCGGCACTGGCATCGCGTCAAATCAGGCCGTGCTTATTGCGAATCATGACCGTTTCCCCGTGATGTTGAACGCCGTGAAGTTAGGCGACATGCTTGGGCAATCCGAACCGCTTGCAATCCCCACACCCCCGTTTGTGTCACCCGCACCCAAAGTAGCGTTGCCGGACGGCATGATTGACAATGTGCACTGTGTGATGACCGATGAGACGCACCTAAACTTTCTTGCAGATGTGTTCGACCTTGGCAGCATCTACAGCATCGGCGATTTCGCTATCATGATGGGTGAGTGGTTTAACACCTTCGCACCCTTCATTTGGGGCGCTCTGGTCATTCGCAAATTGACCGAAGAAAAAGAATCCGAGTAAAGGAACCTTATGGCACTTTCAACCGTCAAAATTTTGGATACCATCAACTGGTGCAAACGACTGAGCTTCGACAGAAACCCCGTCATTGGCAACAGCCTTGAGCCCGCACTTTCGAATGCCAACATGGTTCTGCAGACCGTGCTCGGCCCGCCCTTTTCTTGGTGGTGGAATAACGAAGAGCTATCGTTTACGTGCAACCCGACACCTGCATCGTCGACGATTACGAACATCGCTATCGACGCCAACGGCGTGCTGACGGTGACCGCCAACAACACGTTCTTCTACGGCAATCCTGTATTGCTCAAGGGGCTTACGACCGCGACGAATTTGAACGGACAGCTCGTCGTCGTACAGACCTACAGTCCGACGGGCTTCACAGCCCAAACCAACTTTGCTACGTACGCGTCGGCAGCGGACACGGGCACAGCAAGTGTCACAACGACACAGGATTACACACTGGCTGCTCCTGAGTTCTCGCACATTGAGCATTGTTCTGTACTTGATATAAACCCGTCCACACCGATCTGGATGGAGATGGAAGTCAAGAACAATTTGTCGCTTGATTCCAAAACTGACCGGCCCCGCTTCCTCAACCCTCACACAGAGGATGGTAACGGCAACATGACGTTCCGCGTCATGCCCGCCCCCGATGCGGCATACCCCGTAAGCATTCACGTCCAGAAAGCGGCCCCGCGAATCACGAGCATGAACCAAACGTGGGCACCCATCCCGGACTTCATGCAGTACGTCGTCAATTGGGGCTTTCTCGCGCTCATATGGGCGTTTGCGGATGACCCGCGATTTCAAGTCGCCAACCAGAAGTTCCTTGCGGGATTGCTCGCGCGCGCTGAGGGCATCAGTGAAGAAGATCGTAACGTGTTTCTCAACAACTGGAACAACCTGACATCAGGCCAGAACATGGACATGCAGCAAGGCAAACAAGCAAGAGGCCAATAATGGCTAAGATACTCATCACAGGTGGCAACTTTCAGGACGCAGCGGGTAAGCCTATAGCGGGCGGCAAAGTGACCTTTAAGCTCAACACCGATGCGACCGCGGGCGATTGTCAACTCTCCGCGAACAGGATAGTTTCGTTCGACTTGGATGATAATGGAGACTTGTCTGGGTATATCTGGTCGAACGACCAGATGACTCCTGATACCGTCTATATAGCCAAGTGCTATACGGCGCTCGGCCAGTTGGTTTGGGAATCACAATTCTACATCACGGCCCCGAGTTGGACAGTCGAAGAGGTATAAAATGGCAGTAGCAAAGGTCGAACTAACAGGTGGCAATTTTCAAGATGCCGAAGGTAATGTACTTGCCCTTGGATACCTCAAGATGCGGCTAAGTCAAGATTCAGAGGTCAATGACTCCATGATCGCTTCTGGAGTTGAGATTACCATAAACCTTGACGCCAGCGGTAACGCGGTCGCAGGTCAATACGTTTGGGGCAACGATGTTCTTCTCCCTATCAACAGTTACTACACCGTGACGGGATACACCGCACAAGGCCAGCCTGCTTGGGGGCCGAACAATCAACAAATAGTAGATACTGGCACGTTCGATCTCGGATCATGGATTCCTAATCAGGTCATCAGTTGGGTACCGTCGGTGCAGGCAGGAACTGCTGTACAGGTCAATGGCACTGCGCTTAGTTCGCCGTCTGTGGCAAATTTTGAAAACACGAGCACCGTGACTTTCACCGATGCGGGCGCAGGTGTGATTGAGGCTACCGCTTCTGCTCCTACCCCGAATTGTCTTCCTCAACCTGATGCGGCACGATTCGCGATGTGGGAAGCATCGTTGACCGCCAATTACTACATGATTCAGATAGGTGACGCCGTTACCGTCGGTGATATAGGAGCCCCCTATCAGGCGAATCCCGCTTCTGCGATTGCGGGTGTTTCTTACCAGATGACGGGTGGTAATTACTATGGGTGGTTCTGGATTTGGCCTACTCGTACAATCAATTTCAAATGCTGTGCTACACTTGTTACTCCGGGCAATAAACGAGCCTGTTGGGGCGTAAGTACTTGTGATTATAGCACGGCTGACCCGTCTGCTATTGGTGATGGAGTGTACCTGACGTATGACCCGACTCTACCCAACTGGCAGCTGATGACGACCATAGGTGGTTCGTCTACTGAGGTTGATTCGGGTGTAAATGCATCAACTAGCGCTCGTATCAACGCAAAAATTACGGTGACGGGCGGCGTTGCAACCCTGTATATCAATGGGGCTGCGTGTTGTCATAGCACCAGCCTGCCGACTATACATCCGCTTGGATTGAACTGGTGGATTGGTGGTAGCGGAACCACAATCGCAGCAGTAGAGTACATGTACGCCGATAACGCGAGTGTGTAAGGAGTTCTATGTCACAGATTCAAGGCGCAGGTGGTCAACCGCAAAAAAGCCCGAAGTACGCCCCTATTTACACCGGGAGAATCTTCAACGGACTGGTCACCAACCGTTCGCCGCTTCGTGGCACGCTGAACAGTTTGTATGAACAATTCTACAAACTCAGTTACGGCGACGTAATGATAGCAGGCTCCAACGTCGAGGTCTCCAACCGGCTGACGCTCATTCGGCGTCCGGGTAGTCCTACGTTCGACACCAACAGTTGGACAGATGTCCTTGCGTTCGACGATTTCATTGTCAACAAAGCCACAGCTGACGCGTTCGGAACGACTCTCGAAGAAATTTTCACGATGATTGCGGAGCCCGGCTCCCTGTATGCGACTCTCGCAGGTGTCAAGCAGTTCGTGTTCGGTGACGCCGCAGCGACAGGCCAGACATACATGCAGGCCGTCGGCAATGAGTTGTATTTTTCTAACGGAACGGACAACAAGAAATGGCTCCAATCTTTGATCTCGTGGGCTCCAAGTTTTGAATTTCAAGGAGTGGACGGCAGCTCGGGCGCATACCCGTTCTTCAGCACGTACATGCTGACGGGTGCGATTTCCGCGACTACAAATACCCAGAATATTCAACAGCTCATTGCCATCGCCGCCGCCAACATCACAGAGGTCACGGTCGCTGATGGCTTACTGACACTGACATGTAACAGCACAGGACTGCCCAACACCACAGGCATATCCTACCCGCTTGATGCGAACGCCATCGGCGCTTCGTTCCAACTGTGGGGGCTTGACACGGCGACGTGGTTAAACGGGGTTGTCATTACAGCGTTGGAAGCAATCACGCTCAGCGACACAAGCTTTACCGTCACTGCGAACATTGAGGTACCTACCGCGCATATGACCTATGCGGCAACCGTCGACACAGGATATTTGACCCAGATCGGATCGACACCTGTCATCGCAAAGACAGGCGCGACTGTGCCCGCGTGGGCTGCGTACGTCCCGAATACGAGCAATAACTGGGGCGCGACCTCGCCGACAGGCAACATCATTCTTGACGGAAACGTCATCTGGGTCAATCGTGGTTCTACTGTAGAGAATTGGGCCATCGCTGCGCCCACAACCGCGGTGACTACGACGGAGGCTAATTCTACCTTCACCAAGTGGCAACCTAACACATACTATGCCATCTCTGGACTCATTCAGAACGCTGGCACATGGTATCAGGTCACGACGCCCGGAACAACTGGGGCGACCTTCGGCACAGGCACTGCTACATTTACGGCACTGACAACACAGCCCGGAACATGGGCAGCACACACGCTCTACAATGACGGCGAATACGCGGGCGCTTACCCGTGGACTCCCGGCACTGTCACCATCAACGACGTTGTGTACCAAGTCGGTACGTTCATTCCGAACAATTACGACTATGCGCCAGATTCACTCGTCATTGCGAACGCTGGGGGCGTGCCCTGCGTATTCCAAGCCCAACGAAACATCGGGCAATTATCTGGACCGACTAGCATTCCTATCTCCGCAACTTTCGGTGGAGCACTGAGCGGACAAACTGCTCCGTACTTCTCAGGAGCAGACCTCACGACCCCATACATCGGATGGTCGGCAGCATTTTTCGATCACTGTGGATACAATTCAGGCGCGACCGGCAACTTCATTGACGTGGTATATGGCGGCTCAGTCGGCAATCCTGTTGACAAAACATCGCACACCGCTGTCGCTCCTGATGCTGTTGCACATGGTTTGACTTCGTTGATGTGGAACTATTACGGCAGCGAATCAAGTCCGATGCAGTTGTACAATGTGTCGACCGCAGGCGAAATGAGTGCGAGCGCGGACAGCACACCGTTTACACCAAGTGGTCCGAATTTCGAATTTCTACAATGGGGAAAGATCAGAATCCCCGTGGGCGGCATATCCGTTGTCTTTACTATCAAGGCTAGCGATGCCGCATGGTTTGGCGTCGAAACAGCCGCAGGCGCGACATACACTGCAGGCACGACCGGCACAGATGAAAGCGTTCCTGCAAGCACTGCTCCTCCCCCGACTGGTGTTGGTTGGGGCACGCAAACGGTCACCCCGTGGAACGGCTATCCGATCCTCGGTGGCTGGAATGGCGCGAACAACGACCAAATAATGCAGATCACCATTGCGTTTCCTACTGCTGGAGTTTTCGGCATAGAGTTCTGCTATGGTAAGAACTCTGGTGGCGGAAGTTTCGACCATGTATCTTTCATGGTCGGTGCGAACGGCGCGCTGATCGTTCCCGAAGCCGCTACAGCACAGCCGTGGTTTGAGAGCGCATCAACCAGTCCTGCATTTGCATCTACAGGATTCACTACAGCACCTGCGGCAACCAACAACTTCCCTATCGCGCCTGAGATCACGAACAATGCGGTAGGCAGTTTCCGAAACTTCAGCAATGGCGCATTCCAAGGCACAGAGTTGATATGGGCGAATCTTGGTCCGGTCACCTCATTTGCATGGGAGGCGGGCATCAACGTCACAACCGCCGAAACGGCTGTAGTTGAACTTACGGACGAGTATTTCGCATATGAAAGCGGAATTTCGGGACTGACCGCACCGACATGGCAGAGTGGACTTTACTCCATCACACCTGACGTGCAACCGCTGAATTGGATCAATGAAGGGCCGCTTCCACCGATTACGCCCGTGGCTGGTGCAATTCTAGCGACCACCGATCAGGGTTGGCTGTACTGGATCGCATTGGTCAACACATTGGACAACACGGTTTCCAACCTCAGTCCTGTAAGTCTAGGCACAGGTCCGGTCAATGGAAACCCTGTCATTCTGCCGGGTTCAGGCATCAACCTAAGTACGCTTGACCCTCAGGTGGACTATGTCGCCATATTCCGTACAACGGATGGCGGCGCTACTCCACTGCTCGTTTCGGGCCTTGGGAACTCGTACTGGACGCTGCCACTGACAACCTATTTGCAAGATGGATTTACTGACTCGACCGCTGACGTAGATTTGGATGAACTGATTCAGGGTGCAGATGCGGGAGAAAATACCCCGCCAACACCCGGCGCAGTCAACGTCTCTTATCACCTCGGCAGACTGTGGTACAGTGTCGGCACCATCGTCTATTACACCTCAGGTGCGAACGCTCCGTCCGGAAACGGCAACGGAACCAGTCCGCTCAACTTTGATGTACTGCCCTCGCGCGTTGTGCGCCTCGTGCCTACCGCAATTGGCATGTTGGTGTTTACGATCTCGGACATCTACATCATTGCAGGCAATGGAACGGCAAACAACCCTATCCTTCCCGCCATCCCGTACCTCACAGGTGTGGGCCTCGCGAATTACAACGCATTGGACATAAACGGGTCGATCATTGGGTTCTTCACGACTGACAAGCAATTCCTGATATTCGATCCAAGTGCAGGTTTGAGTTACGCGGGTAGCCCCATCGGCGACCAGTTCCGGTTGAATAATGGAAAGCCCGGCCAGTCTTGGAACACCGCGGACGTGTATGTAACATGGTACACCTTCGGTGAAGATCAAGGTTGGTTTGTAGGCGACGGCCAGTTTGGTTGGTACAAACTGATCGCAACACCGTCTCCCGAAATTGGTAACTGTTGGAGCCCGTTCGCTACAGTCGCGGGCGGCATTTCGGCAATGCAGTCGGTTCAAACATCGCCGGGTGTGCACTCACTACTTATCGGGCCACTAGGTACCGGCCCCATTCTCGCACGAGACTTGGACGCAACAACTGACGGGGGCACGACAGGCGCAAACGGAAACCCATACCCTGCATACGCGGTGTTTGGTTCGTACGTCTTCGCACTCCCCGGACAGGTGGCAAAGATTGCGTTCATCACAACTACCTCCGTACGTACAGGTTCACCACTTATCATCGGCTTGTTGATTGACGAAGCCTTGCCTTATTACAAGGGCTCGTTCAATATGATAAAGAAGTGGGTGACCGACCCTCCCGGATTACCTGAGAGTAAGTCGTTCTTCAAACAACGATTCTACCTTTCGGATGATCCTGACGAAGCAGCGTACTGCTCCGACATGCAGATCATGGTTCAGTGGCCCGCCGAAAACGCCCAGAACGAATTACAGACGTTCTCCGTTTGGGGAGCGTATGAGGTCGAGCAATAGGAGTAAACATGCCGTCACTTTCTGACACACTGAGAAGCACTAGCCCAGAGGGGTACGCACCTGCACCCCCAAAAATAGCGCTTCCTGCACCTGTAGCTCAAACGAATCAGTCAGGACAGGCGAAGATTAACCCCTACTTGCGATGTCCGCTCCCGCCAATTAACGCGGGACCGGACACGCTGCGACAGTTCAACGAGAATTCTGACGTACCCCATCGCAGAGTTCTTCCGCTTCCTGCTAACACAGGTATCGGTGGCGGCACCACAACAACCAACACGACAATCGTACAGCAGGCGGCGAGCGGCACGAGTGCTGGCGGAAGTTCTGGCGCGTTGGTGGCTACGAGCGTTTCTTACGTGGCACCCTTGCTGTCGGTAGGTGGACAGGTGTTAAAATCACTTACCCTTTCGGCAAAATCATTTCAACTGATCTCCTGCACGTCGACCGCGCCCTGCGAGGTGCGGCTGTACGGGAGTGCTGCTGCACAAGTCGCGGATAGCGCGCGGGCGACGGACGCCCCGCTACCCGCCGAGTTGGGCAACAATTTAATCAGTGACATTGTACTTGATACATCACCACTGAAGTGGAACTGGCAGAACAGGGTGGGCGCGAACAGTGATACACCTCAAAGCACCAACCTGTACATGACGGTCATCAATCTGAGTGCCGAAACGTCCGTCCAACCGACATTGACGTTGGTTCTGCTACCATTGGAGTCAGAATGACCAACAGACCGATTTATACCGATGACCTGCCCGTATTAAAAGCGGCCATCGAGGCTGACAAGTTCCATCCGGGCGAGTGGAAGGTAGAGGACTTTCGGGGAACAAGCGAATTGTTCGAAGACTCCCACGGCATAATCGTCTTCGTGCATTACGGTCCTGAGCCTGATGCGAGGCTGCGAGTCTCGACTATGTGGGTAACGCCATACGAGATTCATCGTAACGCCCGTGCCTTAGTACTCATAGCACACAGCGCCGCGGATAGGGCGGCTGCTGTCGGATTTAAACAGTTGATATTTTCTACTACTCACGACAGATTGTCTAATTTTTGTACGAAGGTTTTGAAATTTCGGGCCATCGGCAATGATGAGTACGTTTTAGATTTGGAAGGCAGGTAACTATGTGTGGACCTTCGTCTGCGGAAAAAGCACTCAACAGTAACATCCAGAGTTTCGCCAGCACAGTGGAATCTCAGGCCAAGCAAGTTTTTGGAGATGTAAGCGGATTGTTTAACTCAGTCACCGCCTCTTTGGGTAAAATTGTGGCTGCGGGGCCGGGACAGCAGGGCTGGGGGGCGGCAGAAACAAGTGCTGTCGACTCACAAATCGTGAACAATGCGGCAACTAGCGCGCGTAACGAGAAGTCCGCTGTCGGCAATGCTGTCAGTGCTATTGGCGGCGGCAACACAGTCAGTCCATCTGGACTTGCGACAGCCGTCAACCTGCAAACAAATCAAGCAGTCGAGGCAACGAAAAGCCAGCAAGAAGAACAGGCCACTGTTGCCGACTTCCAACAGGGCAATCAGAATTACTTTGGTGCCATCACCGGCGAGGAAGCAGCACCTAACATGTTTAACGCGGCGACAAACGCTACAAATTCTGCGAACGATGCAAACAAGGAAGCCGTATCATCGCAACAAATGATTGATTCACAATCAAATTGGTGGCAACCATTGCTTGCGGCTGGAATTGGCGCTGCTGGTTCACTCGGAGCCGCAGCGATAAAGAAATAAGGTAAGCTAAATTTAGGAGCTATATGTCAGAACCTACACAAGACCCCAATCAATCGACGCCAGCGATGCCTTTGCCGCAAGCGGCAGCACCCGCCGACACAAGTACAGCAGCGAATATGCCAGCGCGCCCCGCAGGCCAGACGCCCGTACAGCAGGCTCCTGACGCCAGCAGCATGCCCGCGAAGACTGCCCCGACTGCTCAACAGCCGTCAGGTCAGCCGAGTGCCCCCGCTGCGCCCAAAGCAAGTTGGTACGACAGGATTGTCAACCGCATGGCATCAGGGTCAGACAAGCCGAGGACTGTGACAGGTCCAGACGGCGTGACTCGTGATGTTCCTGCGTCGTCTCGTGTCAGTTTGACAGGACACATTTTGGCAGGCGCGATCAGTTCCATGATGGAAGGCTGGGCTGCTGGTGCGGCTGTTCCGCAAGGACAGTACGGCAGTCGGTCAGGACAGGTCGCTGCTGCGGCAGGCGGCGCATTCAAGGCTGAGGGACAGCAGCAAGAGGCATTCCGTAATGCCCCTCAGAAACAGGCTGACCAACAGATGATGCGGCAGTATGCGGCGACGAAGAATACGTTGGACGAGTACCGTAACCAACAAGCGATTGACAAACTGCACGCGGATAATTGGTCAGGTAAGGAAGACTTTTATACTAAGAGCAAAGACATCTACCAGCCCGCAATCGACAGCCTTGCACAGACTGAGAAAGATACTGGCGAACAACTTGTCGCTACAGGTGACCGCAAGATGTCCCACGAGTCTGTGGAACAGCGCGGCGATCTTGTGAAGTTGGGGCTCTCCCCAGTTCAGGATGGTTGGGAGACACGCACCGCGCCCAACGGGCAGCAATACCATTTGCCGACTTACAGCCTTGTCAAGTCTGGCAATGTCAACGTCAATAAAGACGCATTGACCCAGTTGGCGAAGACCAACCCAGCTATTGCTCAACTCTTTGACGAACAAGGGAACCTCAGAACCGCCTCAGGCGATTCACTGCCGCTTGACTCAACGAAGTTTATACAGTATGAGAAAGAGGCGCACGCCGCCACCATCGCGTATGAGTTTGTCCATCAGATGCAAGTTGGCTTGGGCGTCGATGAAAAAGACCAGCTTAGCCAAAACGATTTCAACAAGAAATTCAGGGACAACCCAGCATTGACCCGCCAGTCTGTAGATGCTGTGACCGCGCTTGCTAATGCACACACACAAACGACCGAGCACGCGCTTTCACAGTTACAAAACTCTGGACAAGCGGGAGAAATTTTCAAACTGTTGGGCAAGTCGCCCGACGAAGTTGGAGAATTCCTCAATGGCGAGGAACTGAAGCATGTTACGGCGAAGTCCGCCGCTGTCAATGCAGGCAAGCCACTGACCGTGGCACAAGCTGAAACAATTGTTGCTTCTCCCACCGAACCCCCGGCACGAAAAGCCGCAGCACAAGCACTGCTTGATGTCAACGCAAAGCAGGAAGGCAACGTAGCCCAGACCAAGCAGGATGTAAAAGACAAAACAGCAAAAGCCACACAAGACAAAACGGACGCCGACCTGTATTCCGCCGCCCAAAACGTTCTCGGTGGTGACTTCAGCAGGATAGGTGACATTGTCAGCTTCCGAGGCAACCAGCGAACGCGATTCTTCGACGTTCTGCATGATGCTGCTGTGGCGGCTGGTAAGAACCCGAACGATTACTCTCCAGCGGCCCTCGTAGCAAAGTCTAAAGTCATTGACTCCTTCGCCAGCGGTAAGGATGCTGATCAACTCGTGAACTTCAATACGTTTCTCGGTCACGCAGGTGATGCGATGGATACGACTTCTACCATGCGAGCTAAGTTGCTCGCGGGCGCACCGTCACCGTTGCTCAACAAACCGTTGAACTGGATCGAGAAGAACGCAGCGAACGATCCCGATTATACAGCATTCGTTACGTCTCTTGAGCCCGTGCGCAAGGAGTTCATGACGTTCTTGAACCAAAACCGTGCGGAGCATGAGTCTGATTTGAAGGTCATGAATGTTGTGCTTGACGACAACTCCTCTCCTGCCCAGATTGAAAGAGCGTTGAAACAGTTGGGCAATAGTGCGTCAATCCGACTGAACAATCTCGGTCGTAAGTACAGCAACACCATTGGAACTGCGTACCCGAACCTCATTACACCAGAGGGTGTGCAAACGCTTCAAAGAATGGGCATTCAAATTCCGCAAGGGCTGACATCCGGTGGCAAGCAGCCAGCACAAGGACAACCCGCGCAAGCACCGCCCATCGGTCTTTTGAAAGAAGGCGTGCACACTACGTTTAAGAACGGACAAACGTGGTCATTGCAGGGTGGTAAACCCGTCCAGATTCAACAGACACAGGGGCAATAATATGAGCGATTGGCAGGTTCAAAGCGAAACACCAGCACCGCAATCACAACCCGCACAAGCAAATCAACCTGCACAGGCGAATCCCGCCCAGCCGACCCCTGCCCAGCCGACATGGGAAGTTGCTGGTGAAAAGCCCGCTTCTGACTATTTATCTAAGTCTGAAGATGCAATCCAGTCAGTAGTTTCACACGCTGGAAATATTGGTGAGAACTTCCTGAAGTCTGCGGAGAACACATCCGCGGGCATCGCCGATCTTGCAAATAAGGCGGGGCATGCTGTAGGCATGGACAAAGCCGCGGCTTATTTGCTAGGTGGCAGTCAGGCCGCAGCGATGGTTCCCACCAACACCAATGATCAAGGCATCGAAGCAATGAAGACGCAATCCAACAGCCTTGTTGGCACTACTGCCGACAAATTGGTTGGTGTCGGCGCTGAGCAGGTCGCAGAGTTTATGCTGGTATCCGAACTCGGCGGCGCGGCTTGGGGAGAGTTGTCGGGTGCTGATAAGTTGGGCAAAATCGCCCAGATGGCGAAGAATCTAGAGAGTCATCCCACGATGCTGAGCATCGCCAAGGATTCGATGATCGCAGCAGGACAAAGTTTCGTGCGCAACTCACAGGCACCAATGGGTGAGCGTGTAAAGACTGCAGGCGAAGCGGGCGCAACGATGGCGGCATTCGGCGGCGCGACCGCTGGCGTGAGTGCTGTCACAAAAGCTGTTGCTGGTAAGGTGGTCAGTTCTTTAGGAAAGCTAGGGGTCAATGGTGAAACAGTGGCCCGCGCGAAAACCCTTGCCGAACAAAACGTACGTACGCCCCAAGAAGTCTCAGCCACTCTAAACAATACACTGGACAGCGTTGAGAGCAAGATGCACACATCGTTTGATACTGCATTGTCGGGATTGAAAGAGAAGATGGGTGCAGCGCCCGTTGCTATCAGCGACACGCCGCTCTATCAGGCGGCACTCGACCTCAAGGGTGTCAATTCCAACCTTCCTGCTGAACTGCGGGGAGCGTTGAAAGCAGTGACCCCCGCATCCAGTCAATTGGACGCACTTGTCGAGTACATCACAGGCCCCAAAGGTGTTGAAGCAGGTCTTAGCAGCGACACACTCATTGACCTACGACAAGGTCTGAGCAGATCGTTGCGAACCGCCGATCCTGCAAATAAGCAGGCAATTGGTCACCTTCTGGATGGCATAGACGACACGTTGGATGGTCTCAACGCGGGCGCAAGCGGTGAGTATGCAAGCGCGCGCGCGGCGTACAAACAAACGGTGAACGACTTGAAAGAGCCGTTCATAAAAGCAATTCGCAATGAAAAGACTTCTGATGTCCTTCAGAACATCACGACAGGCGCAAACGCCCCCTACAAGATCAAAGTCTTGTCGAGGCTCGTAGGTGATGACACGATGGCGGGGTACGGAGTAAACAAGTTTGCGGACATCGTCAAGGGTGCGCTCGACGAAACCAACCATTTGGATTTGAATAAGGTCGTAAAGGGATGGCAGGGCATGAGCCAGCAGACGCGTGATGCTCTTTTTGAAAGCGCGCCAGAGCTGGGCAAAAGACTCGACACAATGGTTGGCGGCATGAAGTCTTTGACCAATCAGGTGAAGTTTGTGAGTCTGGGCACCGGGCTGGCGTTAGGAACAGCAGGCGCATTGGGACTCAGTGGTGTAGCCAACACCGGCGGCAAAATTGTTTCAACAGCAGAACTTCTGGCGGGTCTGGGAGCTGCGTTCGGTGGCAGGTTTGGTTCACGCGGGCTTGCTGAAGCCGCAATGACTAACCCGAAGGTTCTTAGCGGCATCGGCAAAATATCTGGTTACGGCGCGAGCTGGCTGGACACAGCATCCGCAACCGCGGGCGTCCGCAGCAAGATCGCATCTGGGGTCAAGGGCGGTATTGTAAGTCACATCTATAACCCGCAATCGCAACAGGCCGAACCAGTGCAAGCACAGCCGCAACCGGGCACGCAAGAGTGGGAACCTATACACACCGAAAAGCCCACACAAACTATGAGCGACCAAACATTCGGAGAATTGCCTGCTGATAAGTTGGTGCCAGCGATGGCATCTTTTGAGGGCGGGCATCCTAACAATCTCAACGTGCGACTGAACAACCCCATTAACCTTCTCTACAAAGGACAGTCTAACGCTGTTCCTTATAGGGTCGGCAACAAGGTGTTTGCAAAGTTCGCTACACCCGAGACGGGCAGACAGGCGGCAGTTCAGCAGATTCGGCTCGACCAGAGCAGACCTGAGTACGCGAATCTGTCGCTGGAAGATTACATAAATACCAAGCACAGTCCAGACTCTGATAATTATGCAGGGCAGTCTAAGGCGTACGCGAAGCATGTATTGACACAGCTGGCGAGCGCACAGTAGTTGAAAGGTTAAAACAATGAGCGAGTCATCCGGACTTCAGCCAACCGACCAAGGCGCACAGCCGCAGGCAATTGACCAAAGCACGCACCATGTCATCGCAATGCCTGACGGCAACACCATTGCTCTGCCCAAATCGCTGCCGCTAGAAAACGTCAACAGCATCGCAGCAATGTACCACACATTGACTCGCGAAGTTGGCGCTGCGGGGTCGATGCTCAATCCTGTGTCTGTCGGACAAGGCATTGCTCAGGGCGCGATTGAGGATGTCAAGGGCGGGCACATTCCACTCATCCACAGCATGCTCACCGAGCCAATCAAGACCGCAGCGAAGTACTACTACGACTATGCAGCAGGGACACCTGAAAGTCGAATTCAAAAACAGAGTGACATGCTGGACGTTGCTCCTGAGGCTATCGGTCAATCGGGCGGAATGGCGGTTGGTGGCAAACTCATAGAGGGAGGCGGGAAGTTTGCAAGAGGTGCGGCACCTGTTGAGGGCGCAGAAGGCCCGACCATGCCTCGCTCGCAGATACTGAAGAACGAAGTTGGCGCGACAACTGTTGACGCTGTGTCGAGTGCAATAAAGAATCGCCCGTTTCAAGAAGGCGGTGAGGAAGGCGTCATCCGCAGTGGAAAAGGTCGCAAGGGATTGGGTGGAGGCAAGCCCGAAGACAAGTACCATCCCGATGTCGTAGGTCCGAAGTTGTTGGAAAAGTATGGAGAGTCGGATGGCGACCCAGCGCATACAGCAGCCATCCTACCTGATGGCACTGGTGTTGCAATGCCGCCCGGAGCAATACACGATGAAATGCTAGGTGGTAAGACGACGGACGTGCCTGCCCCTCGCGAGGTGTTTGTCAATGGCGGCGGAATTCGCATGCGTCCTTACGGCGTGTATGGTGACCGCTCGTTCAATATGTCCATACCGGACAGTGGTGTGACCACCGAACAGTTGGAACATCTCAACCGCATGGCTCCGCAAATGGGCTCGGGAAAGGTGTACATCGAGACGCCTAGCGGCAAGACTGCCAACATAGAGTATGGTAAGGCCGGGACTGATTTAGAAAAAACAATGCGCGGTCTTGTGCCGATCAAAGGCGAAGAGCCCGCAGCGCACCCGTTTGCCGAGATGCGTGCACAGCACCTCAAGAACGGCGGGGCAACATTTAGCGCAGACGGCAGTAAGAATCTTGATGGCACAGACGCTTGGTCTGTCGGAGTACATCCCGACCGCACTGAGAATGTAGCACCCGGCAGTTTAACGCCAGATCGCTATCAGCAGTTTGCGGATAAGAACGCAGACTTGCTCGCCCAACCAGACCACGCGATAGGCTCTTGGAAGGACGAAAAAGGTAACCACATCCTTGATGTCACGAAGTTGATAAAGGACGACGACGAGGCAAAAGCAGCAGGTGCAGCGGCCAACCAAAAGTCCATCTTCCACCTAAAGACACATGAGTTAGTACAGACGGGCGGCACGGGTGAAGAGCCGATGCTTGCGAATAATGCTTCGGGCGGCAACAAAACGTCACTCGAAGACGTATCAAGGCGCGCGGCAGAAGCGGGCGCAAAGTACTACGACGTAGACTCTCGCAAAATGGACTCTCAAGACGGCTGGAGACCGCTGCCAAACAACGCCGACATGCACGATCTGAAGATGAATCCAAAATCGAACAGTCACATCGTCAAGATCGAAAACGGTGAGATGACTGACAACTGGAGCGGTGACAAAGCAGGAAAGTTGCCGACACAGGAACAGATTTCAAAGTGGACCAAACAGCCCGAGGCTACGACATCAGCACAGACGCCGTACGAGAAAGCCTCAGCAACAACCCCTGAGTATCGTGCAGGTTTGCAAGCAAAGCAAATTTCTCCACGGTACACTGAAGGAGCGACCGCTCCTACGCTTGGCCGCACAGCAATGGATGAAGCGGGCAAAGCCGCTCCTAGCAAAGTTGGTGAGAACGGTGAAACCAAACTCGGCTATACGGACAAGATGGGACTCACCCTTTCGAAGTACGCCAATGAAGGATTGAATCACGAAGGCAAAACCGCCCCTCAGGTCATTGATGACACCATCAAACATTATACTGGAAACCTCAGTGCACTGTGGGACGCAATACCTGATTCGATCAAGCGGACATCACAAAAGTGGTATGAAGCGGCCCACGGGTTGACGAGCGAAATCTCCCGCAAGACAGGTGTGCCACATGAGAAGGTGGCAGGTGTCGTTTCCGTCTTTTCGCCTCAGAACGAGTGGAGCAACAACCTTGGCAACGCTGAGCGATTCATTCAGCGGTATCAGGACAGTCGAGGGCATGCGTGGACAGACGCCATGGACGACAAACTGACAGAGCTACGTAACCTGAAAAGAGCTGGCGTACCGCAACCTGCCGAATTCAAAAAAGCCCTTGACTTTGTACGGGGTAAGCGTTATGATGAAATTAAGGCAACCGATAGTCTCATGAAGCGTGACCCTGAGAAAGCAGCGGCAGCGGTGCAAGCGGGCAAAGCATTGTGGCTCAGACTTGTTGACGAGACAGAGGGGGCCGACCAGACTCCTGTATACTCTCCCGAGGGTGAAGTGCGGGCGAGCACGCAACACAACTGGGGCGCTATTGGTTCTATGACAAAGGCACTTCAGATTCTTGAAGGCGACGGTTCACCTGCATCAATTGGTGAGGCAATCGGGCGAGGACATAAGACTAGAAACTTTTACAACAACATCATCAATCCGTGGTCTGAAGACGGCCATTTGACCATAGATACGCATGCTGTCCGGGCGGCGCACCTCAAAGCGGTCGGCGGCGACGATGTCGAGGTTGCACACAACTTCGGGACCAGCAAAAAAGGTACGCCCCAGCCGCCTACTAACGCGCCTGTGGGCATTAAGGGTACGTACCCGATTCACGAAGAAGCGTATAGAAACGTTGCCAAAGAAAAGGGTGTACGACCAAACCAAGCACAGTCTGTGCTTTGGGAAGGCATACGGTCGTTGCTTGGTGAAAAACCCCAAGCGCATGTACAGGCCCTCAATGACATCTGGCGGCAGGTCGGTGACGGTAAAATGACTGCTGAACAGGCACGGCAAGAGATCATCAATGCAGTAGGTGGTTTCAAGAAGCCTGAGTGGATGTCGCAGGAAGAGTGGGACGCCGACGAAAGCCGTGCGGAGAGCTTCAACTTTGGAGGCAAATAATGCCGAAACCGGACCCAATTCAATCACTGATGGAAATGCTCGGCACGCCACTCACTCGTGAAAACTACATGGCCCTCAATACGCTGGGGTCGGGCAAAGACCTTTCCCCTGAAGAGGAAGCGGAACTTCCTGCACGCTTCCAAAAATTCTATCCGTCCCACGAAGACCTCGAAAGGGACAAGCAGGCAAAACAAAAACCGGCGAAGGGCGCGAAGGGCAAAACGGAAGCGCCCCTGCCCGCCGGTGCACCCGTCGACTGGGGCGGCATGATTATACCAAATACAAGTGGTATCAAGCCCGAACTCGATACGGAGCACAAGACACAGCCGCCGAAGCTGGGCGAGGGCTCTACGGGGTACGTAGACATGAACATCAGCAACCCTGTGGGCAAGCCCCAGATGAACTCTGGGAACACTCCCGGTGACCTCAATCAGCCACCTGATGTCGAGCGGCACATGCTTTCACCAAGCGGTGAAATGGTGCCGAATGAGATGCCTACACGGGAGCAATAAAAGGCTTGACAAAACCTGCACCGTTTGGTACTATAAAGATGGGAGAACAGCGTGCAGATTTACGTAATTGTTCACAAAACGACAGGAAAGTGCTACGTTGGGCGTACTGTGAGCGACAAATTGTATGACTATCTTAGCGTAAAGCGTTGGCAAGTGCGGCATAACAGTGTTTCTGGCATGCCCATAATCGTTGCAATTCGTGCTTATGGCTGGGATTCGTTTGATGTTCGAACGGTGGCGACGTGCACCACCGAAAATGAACTCAACAATTTAGAGCGCCTGTGGATAATTATGCTGCGGGCTACTGACCCCACTTTCGGTTACAACGTATTAGAGGGCGGTACAGGAACAAGTGGTCATCCATGTTCTGACGAGCGCAAACGAAAAATCGGTTTGGCGAATCGTGGTAGAAAGCCAGTGGGGTATGTTCGCACAACAAAGCATCGTCAACAGTTGCGCGATAGAATGCTGGGTAACAAGCACAGCACTGGTGATAACCTCATACAGTGGCTAAAAACCACAACTTCTGAATACAGGATTGCAAGGGCAAAGCAAGCGGCTGCGGCACGTTGGGGGAGGGTAGCCATACGTTGAGGCAAGATGATTTTTGTAAGACTCAGTTGGTTATGATGGGTTGGCGGTTCGGACAGTCGTACACAGGCGGGCACCTTGCCGGTCAGATGGTGATGCACGCGCTGATGAATCGATTGAGGTGCGGGTGGGGAAGTATTTTGCAAGTCATTGAGAATGTTCCTACATTCATGGCTGAAAATGAGTTGCCGCCCTTGAAGTTTCCGTCCATCTGGGAGCCGGTGTTCATGAAGCTGCTACAAACGGTCGATGGCATTTACGACGGCAGCGCGACTGACCTGACGCATGGCGGGCTTTACTGGGGCGATCTCAGCAAGATCGAGCGTCCGTGGTTTTTGGAGAAAATAGTACGAGCCATCGGCAACGATGGGCTACAGCAACACAAACGAGTATCAGACCTAAATTCACTCAGTTTTTGGGCATAGCGTCTTTTGGGAGGGGGATGCTGGAAGGATGCATTATGTGGGAAAAAATCATCAGTGTCGTAAATAAAGACGGGCATCTGCCCATCGGAATTTTGATCTTTTTGATAGGTTCTGCGGTTCATTGGCTCCACGGTCTTGACGCCAGCTACGTGGCTTTTACAACGACGGTCCTCGGCTTTCTAGGCGGGCACAGTTGGGTGAAGTCGCAAAGCAACGACCAAGGTCAGAACGGGGGCAACAATGATGGTACCAAGTAACGGAGAGATGTTTGAGTACGCGTACCAGCATTTGATGGTCATCGGGTGGCCCGCGATCATATATTTCGCGTGGAGAGCATCGAAATTCGTGACGGAGATCACAGCCGTCGCAACAAAAGCTGTCACTCAGGTTGACAAGATGGCATCAGAACATTTTCCTGCGATGTGCACCAGTCTGGGGAAACAGGACGGCCTGCTGCACAGCATGGACAACAGTTTGAAGACGATTGCCAAAAGAACACAACCAGCGGCAATGGTTGCTACGGCGCAACCAGCTGACCGCCGCAAACGAAAGCTCTAAGAAGGGGTTCCGAATGAGCGTAAAGAAACCGACCAGCACAGCAGACGCTGGTTTGCGAGCTACGATTATTGCCAGTTTCAATAAAAACTCAGGAAACATTTCGGCGGTATCCCGCGAGGTGGGATGCAGTCGCAGCACAGTTCGGCGCAACATCGCACGAGTCGGCATGGGCCGCAAGCCGCTAGCAGGCGGCAAGAAGCACGCCGCGGAGAAGCGCGAAGCACTTCCAACTTCCGGTGTGATCAAACGATACATCTTGACATCAGCACAGAACAACACGCATGTCCATGAACCTTTTTGGGAGAACGTGTTGGCGATGGCGAAGCATTACGACGCCAAGATCATGGTCGGAACATTCTCGTACAACCAGAACAACTTTGGCAAGTTGGCCGTCAAAAACGGCACCAAGAAAGACTATCAAGAAGATTTGTGGTTCGACCCAGCAATTGCCCCGTACATCAGCGATGGGCGTTATGAACTCGCACCGGGACTTTCGTGGTGTGGCAACATGAACATCCTACCGACTGAAGACAATCCGATCTCAGGTCTGGAGACTTACGGCGGTTCGAACAGCGTTATATTCCCGCACACGAAGATTGAGATGCGGTCGATTGCGACGACGCCTGACCTTCCTGTCAAGATGATTTACACGACAGGCACCGCGACCCAGATGAACTACCTTCAGAAGAAACTGGGCATCAAGGCAGAGCACCATCACCGATATGCGTTCTTGCTTGTCGAGGTCGATAGTCAAGGCAACTGGTGGGTGCGTCAAGTGGCCGCTCGCAAGAACGGGCGCAACATTCAAGATTTGAACGTCGTCATTGAGGGCGGCGAGGTAGTTTCAACAGAAGCACACGTCGACGCCATCACATGGGGAGACTTGCACTCGACAAACGCACAGCCTGAGGTCGTCGAAGCCTCGCTGGGCATGCTTGATACATTGCACCCGACGTACCAGTTTCTACACGATATAATGGAAGGTGCGAGCATCAACCGGCACGTACGCAAGCACAAGGCGATCCATGAGAAGTTTACGACATGGCTTCGCGGCCTGAGCCGTGTCGCCGCAGAGTTGTCAAAGACTAAGGAAACGGTTGAGCGGTATTTGCGACCGTGGTGTCACACTGTTGTGCCTGACGCAAATCATGACCGCAGCTGGCTGAAGGCGTGGTTGCAGGAATACGACTACCGCCCTGACCCTGCCAACACTGAATTGTTTCTGCGACTGCAGTCATTCATGTATAGTGAACTTCGCGCTGGCAAGTTAGCGAAGAACGTCAATCTGACGAAGTTCGCAATGGAGAATGAGGCGGGCCTGAAACCGGGTGCTGTCAAGTTCCTGTTGCCGGACGAGCCGTTTGAAATCAAGGAAGTCGAGTGCGGCCTTCACGGGCACCTCGGACCTAATGGCTCTTTCGGGTCTCCACAGAACCTCGCGAAGATTGGCAAGAAGGCAACGACCGCGCACACACACGCCGCGGGCATTTTCCACGGACTGTATGTCGCGGGCACCTCTTCGAAACTGACAGAGGGCTGGGATTACACCTGTGGACCTTCAAGTTGGGGTTGGAGTCATGTGGTTCTCTACCCAAATGGACAGCGGGCAATAGTCAGCATGAAATTGGTCGACGGAGCGGCCAAGTGGAGAGCATAGCCAAATTCTAGGAGGAGTATGGCAGCAGAGCGCGATAGCGAAGGCAGACTGATCATTCGGTTAGACGGCACGTTCGGAACTGGGTTCCCCGCCCGTCTAACCATAATTACGCTTGACAAGGTGAACGGGACCAAGGAGACGACGTACGAGTTCCCGTACATGCTTATCAAGTTCGACGTACTTCAACAGCTCACAGATGCGTCACTGATTCTCGGTTTCAGGATTGAGAAGATTCTTCCTGCCGAAGTGTCGGAGGGCGTATGATTGTAGGCATTGACCTCGATGATGTATTGGCGGATTTTATTACCGCATACACCTACCTCGCTCATGTGCGTTATGGGGAACCCGCGCTTGGCACATTGCCTGTCGACTGGGAATGGTCGAACTTCGGAT